AAGATTCTACAAATGTTTGATTTCCCTGTTGTCGACTAGTAAAGTTTTCACCTGTAGCTAATAAGGTAAGATTTTCTTGACTATCATCAACAATAGTTAAGATATTAGTTTCACTATCTATTTTAAGTGTTGCATCTGCACCCGAGTTTTCAATAATTTCTTTTAAATCAGCAATAGTTTTATCTTCATTAAATGTAGCAATAACTTCTCCTACAGTGGTAACTGAACCTGCAGCAACAACACTACCAGTTGCGGTAAACTCAGTAAGCGGACGTAATTTTTGCGTCACTTTTAAATCAGATAATTGAAGGTCAATTGGATCGCCATTGGGCGGACTCAAGCTTTGGTCGCTTGGTTGTTTCGCAGAGTCAAACTCATTAAGTTCTACACCATACTGTACAGAACCTCGACTAATAAAAAATTTATCAGCAAAGAAAGCATCTCCAGAAACAGCAGGAGATACATCTTTTACATTACCAGAAAGAGGAGCCTCAGTCAGATTATTAATAGTGTGAATAGGAGCATTAGCTACCCTAGTTGTACCATCATTACCAAACAACTTTGTAACTGGATCAACATCTAACTCACTTAACTTGGTAGTTTCTAATACAGGTACTAAGTTTTTACCTGTAGTAGTAGGTAGCGTTGCTGTACGATAATTAATTTTTTTACCTACAGGATCTTGTCCATAAACTTTTAATGTAAAAATAAATTTTCTAGTATCGTTAGCAGCAGGCAAAGATCCAGAAATAAGTTTAATATCTTCTAATAAAAACTCAAAACGTCCATTAGGCTCTTTAAAATTTTGCACAAAAAATGAGCAAACTAATGAATTAACTGTATCATCTGTACTTACAATAATCTCACAAAGATTAGGTTCTAATCCAAATTTAAAGAAATCATTAAATCCTTTAAATGTTAAATCTTTTGCAACAGTTTCATTTAAATCAACAAGCTCAAATTTAACAAACTCATTATCTTCTGATTTAACTCTTAATCTATTGTTAATAATAGTAGCACTAGTTAAATTTAATAATACATTTCTATTACCATCTATATCTCTAGCAATATCATCTCTAAATCTTGCAGATACTTGTTTATTTAATATAATAATTGCACTACCAAATAATGCAAAGTCAAACGTATCTGCAGCAGATTTAGCATTAGGATTCTTAGTAATGTAATTATAATGATCTACAGTAATAGAACTAAAATCAAATGTCTGCAAGTCCATTCTTTTATTATCAGGATTTAATCGCCATACAGTAATAAACTTTTTACGCTCATCATCTGTAATTACACTACTATCTGCAAGTTTTAAACTAAAGTTAATAGCAATTAAAAACCTATCATCAGAATCAATAGAAATCCATTTAAAAAATATATCATCTTCTGTAGTAGGCTGATATCGTCCAGTGCTTAGTGTATTAAAAAGTAAAGATCCCGGTGCAGGAAAGTCATCTGTTGCACTAGTTTCTTCACTATAAAAAGAATCGCTGCCTTTGAAAAACTCTAAAGGTGGTCGTTTTTCTACAGATTTTTCCAAAGTAACTAAACAGTTATCTAAATTTTCTGCTTCTGAAGTCAGTCGTTTATTGCTTGCCTGTCGCCCCACGCCACCAGATAAAGTAGGAATAGCAATTCTTTGATGTACACTCATTATCCGCGATGCCTCCAGAATCTAAATCTACTGGGATCATATATACCATTAGCATTTCTATTAATAATTTTTTTAATTGCATTATCTCCCGATGCAAAAATATTTCTAGATTTATCATTAGCATCAGCAGCTCTACCCTTAGCAGTAAGAACTGTTGATTTTTCTGCTAATAATCTATCGACATCTCTGTCACCCTGTACAAACATTTGATACTGTCTTGATGCAGCAGCAGCAATACCTTTTTGAACAGAAGTTTCTAGATCTTCAAAATTAACATACTCTACAATACTAATAGTTAATTCTCTAGTAAGATCCCATTCATCTGTATTATCCGTAACATTGTATAAAATATTATAATCAATGCCATTAGACTCAATCCCAAATCTTCGGGGAGCAGCAGTAATTCTAACATCCACATCATTACTAGTAATACTGCTAACAAGTTGAGCAGAAATTAAAGAACCCGTAGTCATTTTGTCGTTATATGGAGATAGTTGAATTCTACCTTTACTTGTATCTGAAATAGGTTTAACTGTGTGGCCCACAGAACCAGTTCTAGTAGGAGTTACTTTAATAGGTCTTCTATTAACAGCCATACCCCGAAGTTGGGACTCCAATGTTACTTGATCTAGTACAAACTCAGCTAAATTAACATCAGTATTTTGATCATCATTGAGACTGGTTACAATTTGCTCACCAGTATTAAATAACATTTCGTTTATTGCATCAAGTTTACTCATTAGTCCCATTAGAATCTCCTTTTAAAAAGACCCGAGGCCCCCTTTCGGGGGCTCCGGGCGAATGTGTATTTAATTGTCAGATTAACCAGCAGCGTTACCCAAGCCGTCAGCACCCGGGCTAGAAGCCGAGAACACACCTTGATCAGGTGAGGTGACGTACTCTTGAACAAAGACACCATCGTTAACCATAGCTTCGGCAGATGAATCATCAGCAGCATTTAATGCATAAGCACCAAGTGAAGCTTGATAAGCATCACGAAGTAATGCATCATCAGTTGCATCTACAGAAGAACTTACATCACCGGCAGTAGCCGTACCAGCAGCACCATTACTGTTACCAGCAGCAGCAGAACCAGTCTTATAGGTAGTAAGATCACCAGTAGTGGTATTGAAATCAAACGCACCAAAGGTAACATTAGCAGCACTAGATCCGCCAAGAGCTTGGCTAGCAGCATAGATGGGGTGATTCTGACTATTATCAAAAGTCACACCTTCTTGAGGTGCACCAACGCACACAGCAGCATGCTCTGGCTTCATAACACCCGTACCACCCATCATCGAGGCAACCGTAAACACGGTATTACGACGAATATCATCAACTTGATCAACCTTCAAGCCTTGCAACTTAAGCGATGCAACGCAAGCTTGTTGCCAAATCAACGCCTTCACTGGGAAGATATTGAAAGATCTATTGTAACGAGACTCACCAATCTTTTGAGCGGTGACAGCATAGTTCTTATCTGGCAAGTGGTTTGTCTTGATGATAGACACGCCTTGATACTCAAGACGATCAGTAAGTTGGAACATACCTTGACCAAGACCAGCACCTAAGCCACCAGCATCGGCAACACCGCCGAAGAATGGTCGACCAGCACCACCAGCAAGATCAGATGCGTCACGAGCCACACCAAGAGCACGAATGTCTTGGAAGGTACGAGGCGACACAGCACAGAAGACACCCTCAGTAGGAGCATCAACTTCTTGCAGACGGATTTGGAACTCTTCAAGCTTCTCAAGAAGCTTCAGAGCAGCATCGGTACGCTGAGCAGCAGTAGAGGTAGCCTTACCTAAGTGATTGAACTTGTTGTTCATAAACACTTTACCACCTAAGCCACCAACTGCGGAATATCCGTGTTGATCGGTAGCTCTTGGGTCATTGGCAAGACCATCTTCTGCTGCAGCACGAGCAATAAATGCACCAATTTGACGGTCACGCGCATCTGCAAGAGTGCGACCAGCTTGACGGGCAAGCTCGGAACGATACTCCCACTGAGTAAGCATGAGGTCAATGTTGTCTAACTCGAAGTGAGTAGCAATTGGTCGCTTATCAAGCGTAATACGGAACGTAGTAGCAGCACTATCTTCATTACCGAACAGCTCTTGACCAGCTTGCCACGCAGGAGTTAAACCAACGTATCCGGTAACTGGGAATTCCATAGTAGTACCGGAAGTAATAGTACGCGAATCGACCAATGGTTCAAAAATGTTATATTGATCGTACGCATGAATAACTTCTCCTGCAAAAATAGGCAGAACAAGCCGACCGTCACCAGTCGTAGGGTTGTTGGAGGAAATACCTCCAGCAAGATTAGCGCGATACGCTAAATTAGTTACAGCTAAATCACCTGTAGCAGTCATAATTAATTCTCCTTGTGTTATGACTAAATTTTTAAATAGACAAACAAAAGAAGCAATGATTATTCCGTAGAGTCATAGCTTACACCACGCAGAATTACTTTTTAACTCGTAAGCCTACTTGTTCATACTTTGTGATGCTACCTCACTAAACCTTGTCTAAGGGTTTAGCGGGAAAAGATACCAGAATTCATAGTTTCAACAATCCTCATCTCAACTTCCTGACGATATGTAGGATCCATTCTATATTTAGGATCTGACATCGCCATATTCATTTCTTCACGCGAGCGGAAAGGTTCTAACTTAGGAGCCTCTTGCGCATCCGCTACATTATCAGAACGAATTCTACTTGGTTCTTGAGCTTTAGGACTGCTAGCCTTTTCTTGTTCATATCTGGCTTTAAGACCAAGTAAGGCAGTCTTATACGAAGGACCAGATAACATTAGATTTAAATCATTACGTTCTTGGTCATTCAAAGACTCTCCTGCCCATGCAAGGACAGAATCTAAAGTTTGCTGGTCACCTACCACAGTGGCGGCAGAATCATAAGCTTCTTTACGCAAAGCTTTTTGACCAGCAATAAAAGTATCTACAACAGCATCATCAACATTCATAGCAGATTTAATTTGACCTCTAGTAGCATCACTAAAGTCTCCACTAAGAGCCAGTTCTTGTTGCCAT